AAATTTTATAAAAATCCAGAAATACCCTTGTCTAACGTTTGACACCCCCTCTGTACAGACGAAAAAAAGCCCCACCAGCGTCAACTGGCAGGGCGAAGATGGCAACTGGAAACCATCAAGGAGAAAGCAAGCGAACTTGATGAGTTTGGCCAAAGGCCAAAACGATCTTGCGCACACGCTCCATTTAAGTGTACATTATCTACATCGCAGGTTCAAGGGCTTATGCGCAGATGTTAGATCACTTAATCAATTTCGAACCCGAGGTGAGCGCTCACCCGGGCAACTTCGTCCCCATGGAAAAGACAGATCCATCGGACGCTATAGACGGCATGGCCAAAACGGTTGACTGGCTTAAAGAGCTAGGGGCCATAGATACAGATACTTTGGTCAATGAGCACCAAAGCCAAGCAGCACGTACTGCTTTCACGAACATCGTTACCGCCAAACCTGCGGAAATCACGCATACCTCTCTGGCCAATATCAAAACGCCGGAAGCTGTGCAGCGTCTGGTAGGGATGCTTTCGGCCTACGACTGGGAGTTTGTTCACCAAGCTAAACAAATTAGGGGCTACGCAGTGGCCAAGCTGGTCGAAGAAACCGAACACCCCAACGCCAATGTACGCCTCAAAGCACTGGTAGCGCTTGGTAAAGTGACGGAAGTTGGGTTATTTACAGAAAAAATAGAAGTCAAGAAGACAGAGATGTCTGACTCTGAGCTAGAGACGCGGATCAAAGAAAAGCTCAACAGGTTCATGGGTGTGATTGATGTGATCGACGTTACGGAAGACACGACCGATGAAGCGTGACGCTTTTACAACACTGAGCAAGATTGAGCTTGAGGCCATGGAGAAGGCTTTGCCTTACATGACCGTGCAAGAAAAGATGGAGTTGTTTGACGATTTAGAGCTTCGAGAGAAACGCGCCAGCCTAAAAGCGGCCAGCACCAACATGCTGGGGTTTGCTACGGCGGTATACCCCGGATTCAAAGTTGGCCCCCATCACAAGAAGCTGGCCAAGATATTTACAGACGTGGTTGAGGGTAGGAAGAAGCGCGTGATTATCAACATCGCGCCTCGTATGGGTAAATCCGAATTTAGCTCCTACCTGTTCCCCGCATACTTCCTTGGCAAGTACCCCGAGAAGAAGATCATCATGGGCACGCACACTGCGGGTCTGTCGGAAGACTTTGGCCGTCGCATCAGGAACTTGATTGACTCGGAGGAGTACCGTGAAGTCTTCCCTCAAACTCTGGTTGCTGACGACCAAAAGGCGGCTGGTAAGTGGTCTACAAGTGCTGGCGGTCAGTACTATGCTGCTGGTGTCGGGGGCGCTCTTGCTGGTCGTGGTGCTGATCTGTTCGTTATTGATGATCCTCACTCGGAGCAGGACGTAAAGTCCAACTCTCGACTCGCGTTTGATACAGCTTGGTCTTGGTTCCAGACGGGCCCGCTCCAACGCTTGATGCCGGGCGGGGGGATCATCATTGTGATGACGCGCTGGTCGCTGCTTGACCTGACTGGTCGTTTAATAGACTACCAGACCAAAAACCCAGAGGCTATTCCATGGGAGATTGTGGAGTTGCCGGCTATTCTGAACGATGGCGAAGAGGACGAGAAGTCCCTGTGGCCAGAACAGTGGTCATTGGAAGCGCTGAAGTCTACAAAAGCATCCATTGACCCACGGTATTGGAACGCGCAGTACATGCAGCAGCCAACCGCTGAGAACTCGGCCATCGTGTCCAGAAAGATGTGGCGGATCTGGGAGGGTGAGGAGCCGCCAAGCTGTGAGTACGTCATCCAGTCATGGGACACGGCGTTTGAAACCAAGAACAACTCCGACTATTCCGCGTGTACAACGTGGGGCATCTTCTACAACGAGGAAGAGAATGACTCGCCTCAACTTATCTTGCTCGACGCTTTTAAAGACCGGATGGCTTTTCCCGAACTCAAGGTTGTTGCGCTCAAACACTACAAGGAGTGGGAGCCTGACGCGTTCATTGTGGAGAAAAAGGCGGCTGGCGCACCACTGATTCAGGAACTGAGGGCGATGGGCATACCTGTGCAAGAGTTCAGCCCATCGAGGGGGAATGATAAAACCGTGCGGGTCAACGCAGTTGCGGATTTGTTTAGCAGTGGTAAAGTCTGGGCACCCGACACACGCTGGGCACGGGAAGTGATTGAAGAGATGGCCGCGTTCCCAGTTGGGGAGCACGACGACTTCGTGGATACGACAACACAGGCGCTGCTACGCTTTAGGCAAGGCGGCTTTATCAGTTTAGACACGGACGAGAGAGATGATCCAGAAATCTTCCGCCGTAAGTCACACGCATACTACTAGGATTAAACATGGCAACGAACATCGACAAAGCGCTGTACCAACAACCTATGGGCATCGACGCGCTAGGCGAACAAGAGTCCCCCTTGGAGATCGAGATCGTTGATCCCGAAGAAGTCACCATCGGTATGGACGGTCTGGAGATCACCATTGGTAAGGAAGACCCAGAGGAAGAAGGTTTCAGCGACAACTTGGCCGAGTACATAAACGATGGTGCCTTGCAGTCGTTGGCTGGCGATTTAGCTTCTGACATTGACCAAGACAAGCAGTCACGCAAAGAGTGGGAGAAGACTTACGTTGATGGTCTTAAGCTCTTGGGACTGCAGATTGAGGAGCGCACTGAGCCGTGGCAGGGCGCATGCGGTGTGTTCCACCCGATGATTACCGAAGCTGTTGTGCGCTTCCAGTCAGAGACAATCACCGAGACGTTCCCCGCACAAGGGCCTGTAAGGGCCAAGATTTTGGGCAAAGACACGCCAGAGAATAAAGAGATCGCGGCCAACATCGAAGAGGACATGAACAACGAGTTGACCGAGGTCATGACAGAGTACCGCTCTGAGCATGAGCGCATGCTCTGGTCACTGCCGGCCACAGGTTCAGCGTTCAAGAAGGTGTACTACGACCCATCGCTTGGCCGTCAGGTGTCGATGTTCATCCCCGCAGAAGACATGCTCTTGCCCTACGGCGCAACGGACTTGGATACTTGCTACCGCGTCACGCACGTCATGCGCAAGACCAAGAACGAGATCATCAAGCTCCAGCAAGCTGGGTTTTATTTGGACATCGATCTGCCTGATGCGCCCAAAGACCGCACCGATATTCAGAAAGCCAAGGACAAAGAGACAGGCTTTAACGATCTGAACGACGACCGCTACACCATCTACGAGTGCCACGTTGACTTGAACCTTGAAGGTTACGAGGATATGACTGAGGATGACGATGGCGAGGAAGAAGAGACCGGCATCATGTTGCCGTACGTCGTGACCCTCATCAAAGGCACAAACGACATTCTGTCAATCAGAAGGAACTGGAACGAAGATGACACCCTCAGACTCAAGCGCCAGCATTTTGTACACTACCAATATATCCCCGGCTTCGGAGCATATGGTTTTGGCCTCTTCCACCTTATCGGTGGTTTTGCCAAGTCAGCCACTAGCCTTATGCGTCAGTTGGTCGACGCAGGAACGTTATCTAACCTTCCGGGCGGACTCAAGTCCCGTGGACTGCGAATCAAAGGTGATGACACACCGATCGCCCCCGGTGAGTGGAGAGATGTCGACGTAGCGTCTGGCAACATCAGGGACAGCATCCTGCCGCTCCCGTACAAGGAGCCAAGCGCTACGCTGTTCAACCTGATGCAGACCATTGTTGATGAAGGTCGTCGCTTTGCCGCGACTGCTGACATGAAGGTGTCTGACATGAGCGCGAATGCGCCCGTGGGTACAACGTTGGCACTGCTTGAGCGTCAACTGAAGGTGATGACGGCTGTGCAGGCTCGTGTGCACTTCGCCTTGAAGCAAGAGTTTAAGCTCTTGAAGAACATCATCCGCGACTACACCGATCCAGACTACACGTACAACCCTGAGTACGGGTCGCGCAAAGCGAAGAAGGCTGACTACGACAAGGTGGACATCATCCCCGTGTCAGATCCCAACGCGGCCACAATGAGCCAGCGCGTTATCCAGTACCAAGCTGTGATCCAGATGGCGCAGATGGCTCCGGACATCTACAACTTGCCAGAGTTGCACCGCGGCATGCTCTCCGTCTTGGGTATCAAGAACGCCGAGAAGCTGGTTCCGATCGAAGAGGACATGAAGCCGATCGACCCCGTGCAAGAGAACCAGAACGCACTCAAGGGCACGCCGCTCAAAGCGTTCTTGCATCAGGATCACGCCTCACACATCCAAGTACATATGATGCTTTTGCAAGACCCAATGATTCAGCAGTTCATTGGTCAGAACCCGCAGGCTCCCAAGATCATGGGCGCAATCACTGCGCACATTGCAGAGCACGTTGGTTACCAGATGCGTCAGAAGATTGAGCAACAACTCGGTATGCCCTTGCCTCCCGAAGACGAGAAGCTGCCACCACAGGTGGAGATTGCCTTGTCAGGCATGATGGCTCAAGCGGCTCAACAGGTTCTCATGCAGAACCAAGCGCAGGCTGCTCAGATGCAAGCACAGCAGCAGATGCAAGACCCACTGGTTCAGATGCAGATGCAGGAACTCCAACTGCGTGGCCAAGAGTTGGAACTCAAGAAACAAAAAATTATGTTGGATGCTGCCGCCACTGCGGACAAACAGCAGTTGGAAGAACAAAAGGTCAGCGGTCGTTTGGAACTCGACGCCCTCAAAGTGGGTGCACAAATTAGAGAGTCCCAAGCCAAGACCCAGTTTGAGCAAGAACGTGCCGGCGTCCAGATGGGTGCTGACATCGCAAAGAGTAAAGCCCAGATGGATTTACAAGCGCGTACTACGGCGCTTCAAAATAGTAGCAAACAACGTGAGCCTAAATCATGATCCAAGACTTCGCAAACGTATTGCGCAACCAAATACGTACCGACATGAATAACTACGCCGACGACATCGCCGGTGGAGCTTGTCGCACATTTGAGGAATATCAAAAACTCTGCGGGATTATTTCGGGTCTAGCCCTTGCAGAGCGTTATGTTCTTGACCTGCTTAAGAAAGTTGAAGACTCTCATGATCGAAACTGAATCAGGATTGATCCTGCCTCCCGGTATTTCGTTGCCGCCACACATCCAGCCAGTCGAACAGCCTGACGAAGATGATGATAACGATACAAAAGCAGGCGCACTGCCCAGCCCCACAGGTTGGAAATTGCTCTGCGTAGTTCCTGAAGTTGAAGCAAAGATTGCAGGAACATCACTGGATCTCGTAAGAGATACCGCCACTATGCGTCAAGAAGAACACGCCACAACGGTATTGTTTGTATTGCGCGTAGGCCCCGATGCGTACAAAGACACCGCCAAGTTTCCCAACGGAGCATGGTGTAAAGAGGGCGACTTCGTGCTAGTACGTACTTACTCCGGTACCAGATTTAAGATTTTTGGTAAGGAGTTCCGTCTCATCAACGACGACCAAGTTGATGCTGTTGTGCTAGACCCTCGCGGTTTGACCCGCGCTTGAAAGGAAAAATATGAACGAACCCTACAAGTTCCCTGATGAAATTGAAGATAAGAAGGCTGCTGACGTTGAGTTTGAGATCGAAGGCGAAGGTGACGTAGAGATAGAAATTGAAGACGACACACCAGAACGTGATAGAGGCCGCAAGCCCCTAGACCGTGAAGTGCTTGATCCGACCGACGACGAAATCGAGTCTTACTCAGATAAAGTCAAAGGACGCATTAAAGAGTTGACCCACGCCCGTCATGACGAGCGCCGTGTCAAAGAAGCCACGATGCGTGAGAAGCAAGAGCTTGAGCGCCTAGCACAGCAGTTAATTGAGGAAAATAAACGCCTCAAACAAAACGTTTACACAGGACAAGAAGCCATCATTGAAGGTGCTAAGTCTAAAGCTGAGTCAGAACTGGCCACAGCCCGTCGTAAACTTAAAGAAGCCCAAGAAGCTTACGATAACGACGCAATCGTTGCAGCCCTAGAAGAAGTTACGGATGCAAAGATTCGTGCAGAACAAGTAAAAAATTATCGGCCTACCCCTTTACAGGAAGATAATTTTGATGTACAAACACAACAAACCCAACCCGCAAAGGTTGAACCGGACGAAAAAACTCTGCGCTGGCAGGCAAAAAACCAGTGGTTCGGACAGCAAGGGTTTGAAGAATACACCAGCTACGCACTAGGGCTGCATCAAAAACTAGTCACAAACGGAGTGGATCCCCGCTCTGCTGAATACTTCGAGCAAATTGATGCTCGCATGAAGTCAACGTTCCCTGATCTATTTGGTCGGAGCGAAGACAAGCCAAGGTCTGGTGAGGCTCAAAAGCGACCTACGACAGTGGTGGCCTCTGTATCTCGTTCTACGAGTGCAGGAAAAATTAAGCTAACTCAAACGCAAGTAGCGTTAGCGAAAAAATTT